TCATGCCGCAATATCCTGCCCCATGTTTTGCCCCACACTTTCGGGCCAGGTTGTTCCATGTGCCACGGCCATGATGAAGGCATCGATTTCGGGCTGGAACCACAGCGACTTCGTGCCGATCTTGCGCGGCTTCGGGAACTCGCCGCGGGCCATCATGCGGTAGATGGTGGCCGTGCTGATGCCGACCTTCTGCTTCACTTCCTTCAGTGGCAGCAGCGCGATTTCGTCAGCCATGTTGCTCTCCTTCCAGCGCCGCACGGGCGCCGTTGATTCGTTGTTCCAGGTGGTCCTTCTCGACGCGCAGCCGGATGATCTCGTCGGCGGCCGTGGCCAGCTGCTCGCGCAGCAGGTCCTTGGGCGGTTGCCTCATGCGCTTGGCCGGCTTGGGGAAAAGCTGCTGGATGGTCATACGGCATGCCTCGGCATTGGCCGCACAGGCCCGAACCACAGGGCCGCGGCGTTGTTGATCCGGATTTGCTCGACGTCCGGGGCCTGGTCGGGCAGGGGAGCGCGGAGCCGGCGCTGGTCGTTGACGCAGACGGTGCAGGTGCGCGCGCGGCCCTGACGGCCCTTGCTCGGGAAGGCCCGATCGGGGAGCTGGCGCTGGCAGGCGTTGCAGTTACGCATCGCTCGCCTCCTGCGGGCTGTCCGCTGGCACGATGTAGTCCGAGCCGAGAATCTGGGCTATCCGCTGCAGCTTCCAGCCCGCGTTCGTGTGTGCGCCGCGGCGGTTCCACCTACGGATAACGTAGCGGGCCATTTGCTCCACGGTCAGGTCGTAGCGCTCAATCATCGGGCCGCAGCTTCCACAGCGGGTGCATTCTATAAAGGCGTCGGTAGGTAGTTGGTCCTGCGAGCGGCGAAGGCCGATGCAGACCTTCGCCGGTCCGTTGCAGAAAGGGCAGGGAAGGAGCGGGGTCCAGCCCGCCGGCATGGTCGCAGCCGTGTACTGGATGGAGTTAGGCATCCTTCACCCCCTGCGGGCGGGCGGCGAGCATCGTCCCGTAAACCATGACTGCCACGCTCTCCTTGGTCAGCGGGCCATGTTCGTCCAGAACGTCGTGCGGGATGCCCGTAGTCGGCAGGCCGGACGCCTTGTAGTGCTGGCGCGGGGTCCACTTCGGGCTGGCGCAGTGTTCGGCCATCACGGCAGCGCGCCCTGCGTCCATCATTTCCCTTGTCGGCTCCACCGGCACCAGCACGAACCCATCCGGCGCGGCGCTCAACTCAACCGGCTGCGTCTGCAAGAACCGCAGGGCGCCCATCGCATTGAACTTCGCGCCCTGATCATCGGCGGCGCTCGCAATCTGCTCCAGCGTCGTCATTGCAGTGCGAAGCGCTACGGCCTCCGGCGCGGCGCGCAGGGCGGCGGTGATTGCTGCGAGCTCCACGGCCGGCACAGGGTTCCAGCCTTTGCGCACGGCCTCGGCCGACAACGGATCGCCAGCATTTTCATGCGCAACAGCAAGGAACTCCCGGGCCTGCTGCATCAGGTCAGCCATTGCGCACCGCCTTCATGTCTTCGTCTGCGAAAACCTCGCAAGACTCTTCACATCCGCCACCAACATCGAGGGTCGGGTTGAAAAGGCTATAGACCTGCGCGTCGTCAGTTGCAGGCTGAAAGCCAGTAGGAAGATCGCGATGCATGCGGAACAGGTCATCGACTGACCGCCCTTCGCGGAAGAACACGCGGCGATAGTCGGCTGGCATGCTGCTCTTTGCGAACTCTGGGCCGATAGACCCGTACTGCTCTTCCATGCGCCGCGGGAAGTCATAGATCTCCGGGCGCTCGCCGATCAGGGTCATGTGCTTGCGGAGCGACTTCTTCCAACACCACGAGCAGTTTCCCTCATATCCCTTGAGTTGCAGGCGGAACGGCTGCCGCGCCCAGAACGAGTTGACCTCCGGCTTTGTGGTCGGCCGCTCCTGGATCAATGGGTACACGATGCGCCTCTCAGCCGCGGTTGATGACATGCGGTCTATCTCGTCCGAGCGGATGCCAATCGCAGTATCGTAAGAGCCCGGCTCCCAGCCAGTTTCGCGCAGGTGCGAGATCATCGGCCGCAACTTCAGATCGCGCGTGCAGCTTGGAAACGCGGAGTTGGGGATGCCGTACTTCCGGATCGCGGCTTCGAAAGGCTCGCCCTTCCTAGAAGCTGTCTCGAACGCTACGCGACGGCCAGTAGGGCTTTTTCGGATGCCCTGATGAATCACGGCTTCGATCCATTCGACTCCGAAGCCGAACTCAAGGTCACACCGGTCAACAAATCGCAAGGTCTCTTCGCGTTCTTGCCCGGTGTTTGCGAAGAGCACACGGATAGCGTCATACCGGTCACGAGTGCCTTTGTTCGCCAGCAGCCATGCAGTCATGAATGCCGATGTCTCGCCGCCGCTGAACGAAATGAAGAGTCGGCGGGGCTTATTCACCGGACACCCCCGCGCCGTGGCTGGTGATGGAACTACGGACGGCGCGGACGCAGCAGTTGTAGCTGTGGGGGCGGACGTCGGATCTGCCGTCGTAGAAACCGACAACCCAGGCGTACCTGTCCGGCGACTCAGCATTCGGCGTCGAAGACCAGAACCACGTGGTGGGGCAGTCGGGGAACGCGTCGGTATCAATGGCCGGATCGAAGCGGCTGCGGTCACGGATCGACTCCAGTTCCTCGACAGTCGGCAGGCGCCAGTCATTGAAGCCACCGAGCTGCAGCGAGACACATGCGGCCTCCGCTTCGGAGCCCTTGGCGCTGTTGGTGTGGCGCCCGATATCCCGTGCCGACCACTCAAGCCCGGTGGTCTCATCGCGGGTGATGATGTGGTCGGCGTTAGGTGCGTAGATCTTCGTGTATCGAGAGTTGGCGTTCACGACCCCACCTCGGCGCTGGTGGCCTGCATTGCTGGTTTAACTTTCGATATGCATGCATTGATAGAAACAACGTCCGAGAGGGCGACGTTGTACCCATCTGCGTGCCCTTTCAGATAATCGGAATCGCCCTCCATCCATCGTTTCTCAGGCGGTATTCTCACAGCCAGAGGTTCTATGCTGCCGCCATTGGGGCTGGCGTCGATCAAGACAGCTTCAAGCTGGTCTGCGAAGTGCTTCATCACAGCATTGCCAGCTACGCCCCGAGAGATCCAATCGTCTGCAGTGGCACGGACTTCACCCGCCAGACGGCTCAGGTCGATCCCCGGCGCTGCGGGGGTGCTGGCCGCTTCCAATGCCTTGCGCATCCATGCAGGCGCGTAGCTGGTGGCATGGCCGCCGGCATCATCAAATGCCTTCATTGCTGCGCCAAGCTTCGAAGGGTCAACCGGCGCTGCGGCGACGGGGGCGGCTTCAATGTGCGCCACCAGCCCGGTAACCACCCGGCACAGCCCAAGGATGTGTTCCTTCTCGGTATTGCCGATGTCCGGCTTCGCGGTCGCGTAGTTGGTGCTGAAGTCGGTTGCCGCGCGGGCATTCTCGATCAGCGCCACCGCCTCCTGCGCTGCAGTGGGCTTGTTGTCGTTGCTCATGCTGCTTGCTCCTCCAATGCGGTCAGGTCGATCTCGTCCACGCGGTCGCGCAGCTGGCGCTTCAAACTTCGCAGGACCTTGGCGATGTGCGCCGGCTCGGTGCCGGTGAAGAACGTGCGGGCTTCCATGTGCAGCTTTCCGGTCAGCTCGCGGCGGAAGATGCGGTAGACCACGGCCGAGCTGTCATCGGTCGGATACCGGCCCCAGCTCAGTCCCTGGTTGCGCTTCGGCGCGCGGCGGGTGAATCGGTTGCGGTCAGCCATTGCTCTGCTCCAGCAGGAATTGCGGATCGATCGACCAACCGGCCTCGCGTGCAGCACGCAGGCGCAGCTCGTTGGCGTCAAACTCGTCCAGGGAGAGGGCGGTGATCGCGCCCTCGACGTGATGCGGCTGCAGGGGCCGCTCGGTGCGCTGGAAGATGCGCCAGACGCTGAACCGTTTGCAGTTCCACGCAGTGGCCAGGGAATCCAGCGTCCGGCCGGCGTCGTGCAGATGGCGGCGCAGGATGTCTCGCGCCGTGATGTGCGCGGGCAGCGGCTGGCGCAATGCGGCGAGCATGCCGGCGGTTCGGTAGGTGGCGCGCTGCATGATCAGGCCGCCAGCGGGTAGTTGTTCTCGGCGTCCACGATCAGCGAGCGCAGGGCCTCGTAGATCCCCGGCAACTGGCCGACGTCGTACAGCTTCGCGCTGCGCTCCGTGGCCACCGGCTTGAAGCCGAGCAGGGCCAGGCCGTCGGCCGTGATCGACAGCGGGCTGATGGCTGCATTGATGTCGCCGAGCTTGATGCGGCGGCCGGCTGCTGCCGGTACCGGTGCAAGTGTTCCAGCAGTTGGAACATTATTGGGCGGTTGTTCCAACGGTGCCGCCTGCGCAACCGGCGCCTGCTGAGCCTGCTGCACAGCCAGCTTGGCCGCTTCCTCGGCGCGGATCCTCTCGCGCTCCGCTTCCAGTTTGTCGGCCTCGCGCTGCTCATGCTCGGCAATCCGGGTCTTGGCCAGGTTGCGCAGATCTTCCGGGGTCTTGCCGGCGCACAGCTGCACGCGGTCAGCGAACAGGTGGGCGTGGTCCGGGAACTCGGCCAGCACCGCAATGCACGCACGGATGGCGTCGGCGAACTGGCTGGCGGCGATCTTCTGCCCGGCCACGGCGGTGTCGACCGCATCTTTCATGCTGGACAGCGACTTCTTGCCCTTGATGACCAGTGCAATCTCCGCGGCCAGGTTGGTTGGCGGGCTGATGGCATGCTCGCCCAGCGAGGCGTTGACGCCAGCAATGTGGGCGCGCACGGCAGCTGTGCCGGCCTGCACAATCTCGGCCTTCCTGTTTTCCTTCTCGGCCTTCACTGCCTTATCCAAAGCGAGGCGGGCGGCGCGGATTGCCTCGTTGATGCTGTCGGCGGTACGCAGCAGGGCGTCCACGTCGACCATCTCACCCAGTGCGGCTTCCTTCGCTGCCTTGATGCGCGCTTCGGCGTCGGCGCATGCTTTTACAGCAGCCTCGGCGTCGGCGAAGTCCTGATCGCTCAGCAGGTCGGCAGGATTCGGCAAGTTGGCAATGAACGCCTCGGCGTTGGCCTTGAAGGCGTCCAGGTTTGAGGCCAGAACGCGGCCTTCGACGCGGACAGAGAGGGTGCCGAAGCCGGCCACGACCGCGGCAATCGGTGCAGCAGAGGCGGGCTCGGGCTCGTACGCGGCTACGTCGGCCTCGAACTGCTCCCAGCCGGCGACGATCTTGGCGCGCAGCTCCGGATTGGAGACGTACCAGCAGTGACGTTCCTCGACCTGCTCATCACCGGCCCACTTCGATGCCATGAACAGCACACGCTCGGCACCGGACACCAGCAGCTGCTGCTCCATCTGCACCTGGTACTGCAGCGGCAGATCATCGTTGCCGTCCGCCATCGCGGCGCGCAGGGTATCGTTCAGGCTCTTGTGCTCGAACGCCGTCTCGCCGTCCATGGTCAGGCCGTCGAAGCTGGCCGACAGCTTGCCGTTCGTGCCGGTGACCGGGAACAGCTCCTCGCCGATGATCTGCTCGGCCAGCGGCCGGGCCAGATCCTCAAAGCGGTGGCCTTCGTCAAAGCGGCGCTGCGTAGCTGCATCCACTTCCTGGGCAATGCCGGTGGCAACTTCCCGCACCAGCTGCGCGCGGGTCTTGTACGGGCTGCAGCCCATCATCGCCGGCGCATCGCTGGCGTTATGGTGTTGGGCGCGGTGTGCATGCCACTCGGCGGTGCCCTGGATCAGGTTGACGATCTTCATGCGCGGTCTTCCTTGTTGTCCCAGTCGATGGGGCCGTTGTCGGTGTCGGTGTTGGTCGGCTCAGCGGCTGCGGGTTCCGGCTCGGCCACTTCTTCAGCCACGTCCAGGGCTTCGCACCGGCGCAACTGCTTGCGCTGCTCGTCGGTCATCCGGGCCTTGGCTTTCGCCTCGACCATGGCGATCAGGTCGTCGGCGCTCTTGCGGCCGGACTCGATCACCGCCTTCCAGTTGTGCAGGTTCTTGGCGAACTCTTCGGCCGAGTAGACCGCCGGTTCGGTGGAGACGACCGTGGCCGTCGTGCGGTGCGGCTCCGATGCCGGGATATCCATGATCTCTTCAGCGATAGGCATGCCGCGCAGGACGTCGGGGAACACATCGCGCAATGCAAAGGCGCGCGCGCGCATCTGGCGCATGCGCTTCGGGTACTGCGTCCACGGCCCTTGCTTGCCGGCCAAGCCGGCAGCCCTCGCGTCGTCCATGCTGAAGGTGCGGACTTCCTCTTCCTCGCCGCGGCGCTTCACCTTGCAGGTGGCGGTCTTGCCGTCGTCGGATTCGGTGATGGACTCGCACAGCGGCGAGCTGCGCACCAAGGCGATAACGGCATCGCCCCAAAGGGCCGGACGGCCGTTGATGATGGCGAGGTTCTGCAGGGCCTGCAGCGGCTTCAATCCAAGCTCCGCGCCCCACTGGATCGCGATCAGGCAGTTGGCCGGCTTGCCCTTGAAGTCCTTCGGGACCAGGTCGCTGTCGGCGAGGTAATTGCAGAAGGTCAAGGCCTGCTCGAACGTCTGCGGGCTGAGGTCGAACTGCTGGCGCGGCTGAGCGACGACGGTGCTCTGCTGCTGTGCAGGGAGATTCATGTGGTTGGCTCCAGCCGGCGCTACCGGCGTTATGGGAATAGGTGCCCGTCTTTCCGGGCTGTCAGCGGCGCGTGGAGGGGAGGCCAGTTGCCGCGGTACCGCCCGAGGGGATGGGCGGGCGGTTTCGGGGATCAGGCGGCCAGGTCGGTCTGCTGTGCAGCAGCCTTCGGCGGCGTCAGGGTCAGCAGCACGTCTTCGCGGATCAGGGCTTCGGACAGCTCGGCCAGCTCGTCGGGCGTGACGTTGGCCGATGCGGTGAACGACAGGCCGACGCTGCCGCCTTCCTTCGGTTCAATGACGAAACGCTTCAGCTTCACGTCGACCAGCACGATGGGTTCCACGCCTTCCAGCAGGCCGTCGATCTGCAGCTCGTAGCCGGTGAACTCGTGCGCCAGCTTCAGCGGCTCCAGGCTCGGGAACTTCACGGCCGACAGCGGCGTGTCCCCGATGGGGAGGTCCTGCTGCTCGCCCTTGCCGGGCTTGCGGAACAGAGCTTCCTTCAGCCCATTCTCGATGCTGTCCAGCAGGCCGTTGCCGGCGCTCGTGGTGAACTTGATGTCGGCCGCCAGCTCGCGTTCCTCGCCATGGCGCTCGATGCGCTGGTTGACGTTGGCGATGGCCGAGTCGTGCTTTTCCAGTTGGAACATGGGTATTGCCTCGGTAGGGCCGGCCGCGCCGGCGGGGATCAGCGGATGTCGCGCTTGCGCTGGGCCGGGAAGCCACCGCGTGGGCGGATGAAGCCGGTTCGATTGCGGGTGAGCCGCCGGTACAGGTGCCGCCAGCGGCGGACGACCAGCACTGCCAACCAGATGCACAGGGCCAGCAGCGGCAGCAGGAACGAGTCCGCGCGCACCATCACGGCCTTGCGGAGCATGTCGGCGAAGACCACCAGCAGCGCGGCGTAGATGCAGAGGCGGATCACTGGTCGTCCTCCTGCGCGCAGATACCGTTTTCGGCCTCGAAACGGGCCTCGCAGTCGGGGCAGGGCTCGCCACCTTCGTCCGGCTGGTAGTAGCTCGGCCCGCCGATCCATCCGGTGCCTCCGCAGCAATCGCAAGCGAGCGGGGCAGGCATGCTGATCGGCGGCAGGCCGCGCTGCATGGGGGCGATGAAGTCCTTGTCGTCCATCACGAGGCACCTCCCACGCGGACCAGCAGCGCCACCAGCGCGCCCAGCACCAGCGCAGCGGCGCCGGCGAACAGGGCCAGGTCGAACATCACGCGCCGGCAGCTCATGCAGCACCGCCCGGGCCAACGGGGCCAGACCGGTAGCTGTTGCGGACTTCCCAAGCCTTGCGGCGCAGCGCACCGGCAATGTCGTTGCCGTCGCGGCCCTCGGCCTGCTCGTGGACGATGCTGCGGATGACCAGCTTGTCGTCCCAGCCAACCTTGCGGGCTGCGTCGCGGGCCGTCTGGAACGGGCGGAGGCTGAGGATGACGGCGGTCATGCAGCCACCTGCTGCACGCTCGCAGCGAGCGCATCGACCAAACCTTGCTTCCAACTATCAAGAGTTGCCTGCGTCAGCGGATTGGTCGCTTTGTGGCAGGCGTTGACCAATGCGCAGGTGTTGCAGCCCTTGTAGCCGACTGCCTCGCGCTGCTTTGCGCAGTACGCGTTGACGTGGGTCATGTCGATCATGCAGCCACCCCGTAGCGCGCTTCCTGCCCGGCTTGTTCGGCCAAGAACGCTTCGTGCTCAGCGTCCGTACCGGCATCCCGGGCGATGGGACCCTTGGCCGCCTCGTCCAGCTCCAGAGCCAGCAGACGTGCTGCCTCGGCCATGCCGCAGTCGGTCTTCGCGAGGTGGAAGGCGGAACGGAACCGGGCCAGCGACTTCAGCAGGGCTTCGCCGCCTTCCTCGTAGCCGATGTATTCGCTGAGGGCGTCGGCGACCAGGCCCTCGTCCTTCAGGCGCTGCTCGGTCAGTTCGGTGGTGCGCTCGGCGACGAACTCAGCCCGGGCCTGTTCACGGGCGCTGATCCGGTCGTCGGTGGTCTTCCAGTGGTCGTAGGCCGTAGCCATGTCTCTTGCCCCGTGGATGGCCCGGGTGGGCCGACGGGAAGACGTTAGCGGGCAACTAACGTTCGGTCAATAGCTAATGGCTAATTAATTTTTAGTCCAGCTTCGCAGCACTTCTCCCACCGAAGCTCCGCCCAACAAAAAACCCCGCGGGAGCGGGGTTCATTGAGGGGTGCTTGGAGCGGCTACTTCTGCTTGGGCAGGTCGACGATTGCTGTCTTGACCACTACGACTTTGCCCCCTTGAATGCGCACTGTGAACTTGCCGGTAGCTGTCGCAGGCGGGCTGTTTGGGCTGGCATGTGCAGCCTTACCAGTGCTTTGCGGCGCAACGATTCGGGCGGGGCGATCAGACGCCGCAAATGCAGGCGCCCGGGTGGGACTGCAGTTGTAAGCATTAGGCATCTTGGTTATACCCCACATGGTCGTGGACAATTTCCGGTTCATTCAGGAAAGCAAAAGGTATGCCACGTCGCATCAAGCCGACTCGTGTTCTGCCGCCGACAGTCGGAATGCCCATGGCGAACTTCTGTATAGCAGATTCGGCGTTAACCAGAGTCGACACCAAGTCGACGGCGGATTGTACCGGCAAATTAGCCCAGCTGATTGCCGGAGCTCCTGCATTCCAAGGAAGATCAGAAGGCAAAATCGCATCAACGTCCAGCTGAACATCTTCAGGGATTTGAATGCCCTGAGCCCGAAGCTGGTCGATTAAGGAAGTCACGAGTGAATCTCGCTGGGCCTCCATTGCCGCGGTTACGGCCTGGTGAACGGGCCAACGGGAATTGAAGCTCGATCCATTGATCAGTGCTTCTATGGAGGAGGTTTGTCCTGCCCACGCCGCACTGCAGTGCGGAGCCTCCGGAAATAGTTCGGTGGCACTGCCATTCGTGCCAGCCGCGATGCTTACTTCAAAAGCCTTGATGTACTGGTCGTCTGGACAGTAGCCCGAAATCAGAAACTGGACATCCTCAGATCGGTAAAAGGACTCGCCACGGGCGGGGTCATAGCGGACTTCCTGCTCCCAAAGCGGTCGCAAGTAGTCAATGAAGTCATTAACGACCTGATTGACCGTGGCATACACTTTTTGCTCCACGAAGCACTTCCGGCGGAACCTGTCAGCCAAGTCGGCGATCACTACTCCATTGAGCGTGCCCATGCCTGCAGTTGTGGCAGCCACCGAGCGTTCTACATCGATCGGGTCTCGGTCTTGGTAAAGCACAAACATCTTCCGGACGCCCCCCATGATGTTGGTAGGCGTCTGCTGGAGCAGTCGTTCGTCGTATGTGAGAAGCAGCCGGCCTTGATCGTCTGTGAGCGGTGAGCCGTCCGGACCTCGCGCGATAGCGTCAGGTGTTCGAAACGGGAAATACGCCCGCTCCACGATGCTTGAAAGAGAGTCACAGCCAAGAACGACACCATGGTAGGTGGCGACTACAACATTGGTGGTCATCAAATCCCCCTGAAAATCCGTTTAGCCCTTCTATCCGCCCGTCCCCTGGCCAGCCAATGAAGGCACTCCGCCAGCAATAGTGCTTAGGCGACACGTTCCAGATGCTGGATGAGGTAGACACGTCCTCCGATTACGGTGTCCTCGGTGAGGCGGAAAGGAGGATAGAGAGTTTGGTCGCTGCTTCGCGCCCAGAGCCCGTCAGGAGCCGCCTGGAGCGCCTTGATCTGCTGCCCATACCCGGTGTTGATCAGGTACAGGCCATCACCGACGAACTCGTTGCATCCAGTATCGACGAGCACGGATTCGCCAGGCCGGATCTTGGGAGCCATTGAGTCGCCGACACCCGTAACGAGCTTTAGGCGACCAGGCGGCGGAACGAACCCAACTACCGACCGGATGTAGGCCGGGGCGAAGTCCATTGCGCGGATCACCTCCGGGTAATCATCGTTCGACCTGCCAACAACGCCCATTGCAGCCTCCCCGTCCAGTTGCTCGACGCGAACATAGTCGCCAGTCGTCGCAGACAGAGAGACAGGCACGGGTTGGTCATCTTCGCCCCATTGGGGGCGGTCCATCCAGCCTCGATCATGTCCGAGCGCCTCGCTGATCTTGCGGGCAACGTCATCCCCCATGTACTTCCCGCCAAGCAACTGGGAAACATACGAGGCCGACAGGAACCCTCCCAGCCTGGCCCCCTGGTCGCTGCGCTTCTTTGTGCCGGAGCGCTCTAAGCCATCGATCAAGGCTCGGAAGTTCCGTCGTCTTATTTCGCCAATGTCCATACGGCCAATGTTAGTGAAGAGCTAACCACAAATGGTTAGCCGGGGGCTTGCGCACATCAGTTAGCTGTGAGCTAATTGCGCTCATGGACATGACAGCCCTCGACCGAGCAGTACAAGCCGCAGGGAGCCAGTTGGCCCTAGCGAACGCCCTTGGCATCAAGTCGCCCTCGATTTCCGGGTGGTACGACCGGAAGAAGGTTCCCGTCGAGCGGGTGATTGCCATCGAATCCGCGACCGGCGTCTCTCGTCATGAGCTGCGCCCCGACGTCTTCGGCCCGGCCCCGGAAGGGGAGGCGGCCTGAGATGAGGCAGGCCGTCGCGCCGTCAGTAGTCATGCCACCGCGAGCTGTGGCCGGGCCCAGTGGTGACCACGGATACGTCCAAGGTCGATCCTCGGCCAAAGCTGATGTTGCAGTGAGTGCAACGCCAGCGATCACTCCAGTTCTGCAGGACAACCTTCCGGTCCTCATCGAAGCACCGCTGGCACAAGTAGTGGGCCGGCTGCGCGATGCCTGGCTGAGTGGCCCCGTCGGCCTCTGGCGAGACGTTGAAGCGATACACGAATGCACCGGGGCTGATCTCGAAGAGCGTGTAGCGTTCGCGCTCCGTGCGCTCTTTTTCGAGTTCTCTCACTTGCTCGGTGAGGGCCACTCGCTCTTGCTGCAGCTGGAAGAAGGCCGCGTTGACCGCCAGGAGCTGGCTCTGCAGGTCCAAGAGTTTCTGCGTCATCTCGGCAATAGCGGCGCCAGTTGCGTTGAAGTCGCGGATTTCCAATGCAGCCTTCGCGGTGCTGATAGCCGTGCCAATGGAGCTCGCCGCCGTGGCGAGTGAAGCAAAGTCCATGTCCGTCTCCGGTAGTGGTTTGGTTGGGTCGCACCTCCAATCCTACCGGCAGGCGGGCACCCCGCGCCCCAGCCACTCAACGCCCTCCCGGGAACGGCACAACGACGCCGGGCAGGGTGGGGTGCTCCCGTTTGCGCGGCTCGACCACACGCGCATGCACCCGATCACCGCGGCGGCTGATCACGTAGATGCGGCCGCACATCCGCTGCAGCGTCACGACGTTGGCTCCTGCTCTCTGAACTGATTTACGCACCGGCTCAATCCTTTTGGGTTGGGCCTTTATTCCGCCCCACGGGGCTTGGCAACGATAGGCAACACATGGCAACCACTGGAAACCAAACGGAATTGCGGCTGGCCTTCGGCGTGCACCACGCCCCGAAGGACGCCCCATCGCAGATCGTCCGGCAAATCGAATCGGCAGCCCACGCGCTGGCCGTGATGATCCGCGCCGGCCACCACAAGCTCGACTACGTGGCTGCCTGCATCGGCAAGTCACGGTCCTACGTCTCGCGGATGCAGAACGGCGCCCGCCCGATCCCCGACAAGCTGGTAGGCCCGCTGTGTGCCGCCACCGGCTCCAACCTCCTGCGCCAGTTCCTCAACCTGCAGGCCGCCCTGGACGGCATCTGCGAGGTAGAGCGCCTGGCCGACTTGATGAGGTCCGCCAATGAAGAACCGAGCCGAGTACGTGAGCCGGCTGGCCGAGTGCGCGCGTCTGGCGCAGTCCGGCAAGCCGCTTACCCCCGCGGAACTGAGCGAGCACCTGTCCCGCTGCGCGGCCGAGCAAGCCCGGGCGGAAGTCCGGCGCTCGGCTACTACGCAGCCTGACCTGCTGAGGAATCACTGATGGCGCGTATCCGATCCATCAAACCCGAGTTCTGGTCCAGTGAGCAGGTGATGGAATGCTCGCCGATGGCTCGGCTGATGTTCATCGGCCTGTGGAATTTCTGCGATGACGCCGGCAACCACGTTGCCAGTGCCAAGACCATCAAGGCCGAAATCTTCCCCGGCGACGACATTCCCTCGTCGGATGTTCAGGGACTACTCGACGAGCTCTCGTCGAATGGCCTGATCGTCTTCTACACCAACGATTCCAAGGAATTGCTGCACGTCACCGGATGGAAGAAGCACCAGAAAATCGACAAGCCGACCTACAGGCATCCGCCTTTCTCTCTTGATGCTCGGCGAGCGCTCGACGAGCCCTCACCCCCGGAGTGGAGTGGAGTGGAGGGGAATGGAGAGGAAGGGAAAGATCTATCCTCGCTTCGCTCGGATTCGTCCGACGCCGACGGCGTGGACCTGCTTGGCGACGGGCCAGGGCAGGGCGAAAAGCCGGACCTGAAAACCCGCAAGGCCGACCGCATCCGCCAGATCGCCGAGGACGCCCAAGCTGAGTTCAACGCGATCCTGGCCAAGCCGCACGGCCTGCTGTCCAAGTGCACGGTGCTGAACAAGCCACGGCTGAAGGCCGTCGAGAACTCGTTGCCGACCGTGCGCCAGCTCTGCCTGCGGCTGTTCGGCAGCGAGCGGGTGACGCGGCAGTTCTGGAAGCTCTACTTCGAGACCGCGGCGGACGATGAGTTCTATTCCGGGCGCGTCAAGGGCGGCCCTGGTCACGAGAACTACGAGCCCGACTTCGAGTTGCTCATGCGCGAGAAGACCATCGCCAAGCTCGCCGACCGCGCTCTGTCCGAGGTGACCGCATGAGCGCCGCCCGTGACGAAGTGAGCCGCCTGTCGGCCCTGTACGGCGACCAGCAGCAGCTGCGCCTGCCACCGCAGAGCATCGAGGCCGAGCAATCCGTGCTGGGCAGCCTGCTGACCGGTGCGAAGGTGCTGGAACGGGTAGCTGATGTGGTCAAGCCGGAGGACTTCTACCGCCGCGACCACCAGCAGATTTTCCGCGCAGTACTGGATCTGGTGGAGAAGGGGCAGCCGCACGATGCGGTGACCGTAGGCGAATGGTTCGAGTCACGCGGCAAGTTGGAGCTGGTGGGGGATGGCGCGTATCTGCTGGAGCTGACGGCAACCCAACACTCCACCGCCAACGTGCGCGCCTACGCCGAGATCGTGGCCGAGAAGGCCAAGATGCGCGCCCTGATCGACGCCGGCCACGACCTGATCGACGCCGCCTACAGCCCCGAGGGCCGCAGCGCCTTGGATCTCGTAGGGCAGGCGCAGTCCCGCATCGGTGGCCTGCTGGACAACGAGCCGTGCGATCTGGAGCCGGTGGCGCCGGTGATGGCCCGGGTGTTCGAGCAGCTGTCGAACGCTTCTGCCAACAGCGAGGGCATCACCGGGCTGTCGACCGGCTTGGAGGACCTCGATGGGCTGCTGGACGGTCTGCTGGGCGGTCGCCTGTACGTGTTGGCAGCCCGGCCGAAGATGGGCAAGACCACGCTGGCGCAGAACATTTCTGAGGTGATCGCGCTGGTCGCCAAGCGGTCGGTGGCGTTCTTCAGCTTCGAGATGAAGCCCGAGGAGCTGGGCAAGCGAATGCTGGCCAACCTCGCCGGCGTCAGCGGCGGCAAACTGCGTTCGGGCAAGCTGGACGACATCGACTGGGCGAACGTCACGCAGTGGACGCGCAAGATTGGCGAGGCCAACCTGCGCATCAGCCGCCCGCGCATCGCCAAAGTGCAGCACGTCTGCGCCCAGGTGCGCCGCATGAAGGCACAGGACCCGGCGTTGTCGCTGGTGGTGATCGACTACCTGCAGCTGATGCACGTCTCCGGCGACAACCGCGCCGCCGGCATCGGAGACATCACCCGGGCGCTGAAGCTGCTGGCCAGCGAGCTCGACATCGCGGTGCTGCTGCTGAGCCAGCTGAACCGTGACGTGGAGAAGCGCAACGGTGACAAGCGTCCCATCGTGGCCGACCTGCGCGACTCTGGCTCGATCGAGCAGGACGCGGATGCGGTGATCTTCATCTACCGCGACGAGGTCTATCACAAGGACAGCCGGTGGGAAGGCACGGCCGAGCTGATCGTGGCCATCCAGCGCGACGGCGCGCCGGGCATGGCCCGCGTGGCCTACGCCCCGGAGTACTTCCGCTTCTCGAACCTGCCGGAATGGTGGGAACCCAAGCAGTCGAGTGCTACGGCAGCAGTGGGCGGACCCGCGCCGAGGGCTCGCCGAGGCCTCGCCGCTGCACTGCATCGTGGAGACGAGGAATGACCGCTTTCATCCTCAACACCGAGAACGCCCGCAATCGCATGGCCGACGCATGGCGCTTCGCCTGCCAGTACCTGGAGGTGGGCAAGGCGGTCCGCGTCGAGGTCAAGGAATGCAAGTCGACCCGCAGCCTGGAGCAGAACGCCATGCTGCACGCCATCTGCGAGGACATCGCCCGGCAGCGGCAGTGGGCCGGCCGCTGGATCGACAAGGAAGGCTGGAAGCGCCTGCTGGTCGACGCATGGGCGCGCACCGAGAACCGCCAGCAGGGCGACGTTGTCCCCTCGCTGGACGGCGCCAGCGTCGTGAACCTGGCCGTGCAGACCCGGACCATGTCCATCGGCGACATGGCCGACCTGATCACCTTCGCGCAGTCGTGGGCGGTGGACAACGACGTGAGGCTGCGGGACGTGGCGCCGGTGCGCGATCAGCAGATGGCCGAGGAAGTCAGGAGGGTGGCATGAAGCGCGGCCGCTCCACCACCACCCCGACCATTGCCCAGCAGGCGCGCATGGACGCCATCACGGACCTGGGCTGCATCGTGGCCCACAGCCTCGGGCTGGGCTACGTGCCCTGCGAGGTCCACCACCTGACCGTCGGCGGCAAGCATGGCCAGAAGCGCCGTGGCCACGACTTTACCGTAGGCCTGAACCCTTGGTCGCACCGCGGCGAGGCCTTCGGCGGCATGTCGCCGGCTAGGTGCGAGGAACTGTTCGGACCGTCCTATGCAAAACAACCGCGCCGGTTCCGGCAGGAGGTCGGCAACGACGAATACCTGCTGGACTTGCAGAACACGCTGCTGGAGCAGCACAAGGAGAAGGCCTCATGGGCAGCTTGAATCAAGACGCGCAGATCGCAGCAGAGATTGCCGCGGTTGCGGGCCTCAAAGCGGAACTCAACCCGACCTGTTCACCCGCGTACGTGGCCATCGGAATGGGAGCCGTTGAGCTTGCGCTTGCCCACATCGACCGCCTGACGGCCGAGCGGGACGCGGCTGTGGCTGATGCAGACCGGTGGCGGCACATCACGGAGGAGCTGGACCGGTCGTACGGCGATGGCTACACCGAGCCCAAAGAACGCTGCATTGTCCTTGAATGGCAGCAAGGGTCTTGGATTCGAGACGGAAGCAATGGCGGCGCAGGGCGACCCGATACGTTCCCGGGATGGGATTCAATCGTTGATGAGATGATGGCTGAGGCTCGCAGAGTGCTCGCGCAGCTAGACAATGACGACGGTGCGGAGGGGCGGGAATGAGCGCTCGCCGCCTTACCTTCGGAATCGACCCGGGCCTGACGGGCGCCATTGTGACCCTGCTGGACGGCGTGGCCGGCCCGATGATCGACATGCCGACCCGCCGTGTGGACGGTTGGGGCGAGATCGATGCCCGGGCCCTGGCCGTCTTCATTCGCGAGCAGCGCACCGCCCACCCCGGGGCCTACGTGTCCGCCTGCGTCGAGAAGGTCGGCGCCATGCCGGGTGACGGCGGCACGAGCGCCTTCCGGTTCGGTGAGACCAGCGGCGGCATCCGCTTCACGCTGGACGTGCTGGGCGTGCCTTACACCCGCGCCATCCCGGCGGTGTGGAAGCGGCAGTTTGCCTTGATCGGCAAGGACAAGGATGCCGCCCGGCAGCTATGCCTGCAGCGGTTCCCCGAGGTCGCGCACATGCTGACCCGGAAGAAGGACAACGGCCGGGCCGACGCGCTGCTGATCGCCCTATACGGGGAGCAGGCCCTGGCGAGCGGGGTGGCTGCGTGATGGACGACCTGAAGCGCGAACAGCTGGTGGCCGACATCCGGAATTTCAACGAGCTTGCATGGGCAATGGAGTCCCGGCTCGACCTGCTGGATGAGGTGCTGGACATCACGCCCGAATCACCGTTGCGGAAGGCTGCATGGGATCTGATTGGCGGCTACATCAACGCGCTGGATCGGGCGTGGAACATCGGCGGCTGGCTTGAGTGGTGGTGGAGCGAGGTGCGCCTCGGTGAATCACCGTCAAGCGCGAGTTTGAAGGGCGAGCCTATGCGCCCGATCCGCAACATAGATGACCTGGTCGGGATCGTGTTGGATGACCTGTGTTCCACGGAGGCATCCGAATGAGCCGCACCGTGTTCGAGAAGCGCTATGCCGCCCGGCTGCGCCGCTACGGCCGGTGCTCGGTTTGCCAGTTCCGAGAGGTGACCGACGGCACCTACCACTGCCGGCGGAACCCCGACCGGCAGGGCGCGTGTGCGGTCGACGGCAAGCTGCCCGCGTTCCGGTTGGACACCGAGGTCCTGGACGAGCTGCGAGACGGATAGGGCAGGAGGAGCTATGGCCACGTCGAACCACGACAGCAACCGAGATCCTACGCCGCGCCGGCAGGTTGAGCGGCGCATCAAGCCGGCGTTCTGCCTGGCCGACTGCGCCACGCTGCAGGTGCTTGCCGGCAGGCTGCAGAAGCGGATCCGTCAAACGCTGTATGCCCGCGGCGCCGGGACGATGGTGGCGATCAGCGGTGCCGGCGAGGTCTTCCTGCTCATGGCCGGCGAGGCCAGGACGGACAAGTTCTACGCCGAGCACTACGGGATCGTGATGGGCATCTACGCCGAGCTGCCTATGGGCGGCGGCAATGCGACTGTGCCCGACCTGGCTGAGCTGGCAGAGGACATCCGGTTCCACCTGCCGGCCGGGGCACTGATCGATGAGCTTGATCCCACGGGCTACCCGAAGCCGGTGCAGTTGGAGCTGGCCTTCCCTCCGTTGCATGAGATGGCCATTGCCGCGTAATGGCGGCATGAGCGACCGCCAGACGCCCAACACCATCGAACCGATCACAGGAGCGCCGGCCGGGGCGCTATGGGTAATTCCGGCACGACCAGCGGGCAGGTGTCGACAACAGCCCGCAGCCGACACGGAGGGGGCCGCGTGCGGCCGGCCGAGGGCCATGACCCACGGTGACGCCATGCCTTCCGGGAATCGGCAGCCTCGGGTAACGCCAATTCTGCTTCGACAGGCCAGAACTCTGGCGCTGCTGGAGTTCTCGGACGAAGAGATTGCCGAGGCGCTGAGCCTGACGCTTGCGGACATTGCACAGCTTGCCTGGAACAGTCGCCAATTCTTCGATGCGATTACTCCTTCGGACGAAGCCCGGAGCGAATACCGTGAGGATCGTAGGCGGCAAGCGGCCACGCGGGCAGCTGGCAAGAGGCACCGTCTAGCGGCAAGTCCGTCAGCGCGAATTCGTAATGGGGTATCAGCCCGCATGTGGGCGGCGCTCAAAGGCAGGAGTGACGGCGCACTGTTCAGCCGCCTTGGCTATTCGCTACAGGAGCTGGTCGATCATCTGCAGGGCCAGTTCTCGCCCGGAATGACGATGGAGAACTACGGCCGGTGGCACGTGGACCACATTCGGCCCTGCGCTTCGTTCGATCAGACGGACCCTGAGGAGTTCGCAGCCTGCTGGGCGCTGAGCAATCTGCAACCCCTGTGGGCGGCGGACAACGTCAGGAAGGGCTCCCGGACATGGCAGGCCTGACCCCCAAGCAGGAGGCCTTCTGCCAGCGGTACCTGGAGAGCGGCAACGCCAGCGAGGCCTACCGCCAGTGCTACAGCGCCGAGAAGGCCAAACCCGAGACGATCAACCGGTCAGCCAAGGAGCTGCTGGACAACCCCAAGATCGCCGCAAGGCTTGAAGAGCTCCGTGGGGTGGCTCTGGCTGCACATGGGGTGACCATCGCCAGCCTGGTGGCTGAGCTCGAAGAGGCCCGGCAGGTAGCCAAGAAGCGGGAGCAGGGCGCCGCAATGGTGCAGGCCACCATGGGCAAGGCAAAGCTTGCTGGGCTGGACGATGGCGAGAAGGGCGACGACGACGCGCCGCCGCCGGCAGCCGTGACGGTCACCGTGGTGAGCGGGCGCAAGCGTGCCCACACTTAACGAGCCCCAGGCGGCCTTTCTCCAGCTGCCGCACAAGTTCCGGGCGTTCGTGGGCGGCTTCGGCTCGGGGAAGACCTGGGTCGGCTGCGGCTCGCTGTGCCGGCACGCATGGGAGTTCCCGCGCATCCCGGCCGGCTACTTCGCCCCGAGCTACCCGCAGATCCGCGACATCTTCTATCCGACCATCGAGGAGGTGGCCTTCGATTGGGGGCTGCGCGCCCAGATCAACCAGTCGAACAAGGAAGCGCACCTTTACGCCGGCCGGCAGTACCGCGGCACGGTGATCTGCCGGTCAATGGACAAGCCGGCCAGCATCGTGGGCTTCAAGGTCGGCAAGGCCCTGGTCGATGAGATCGACACGCTCAAGAAGCAGAAGGCCCACGAAGCCTGGCGCAAGATCATTGCCCGCCTGCGCGTGAAGGCCGACGGCCTGCAGAACGGCATCGACGTCACCACGACGCCCGAGGGCTTCAACTTCGTCTACGAGCAGTTCGAGCAGATCCCTGGGCAGGACCCGAGGAAGGCCGAGCTGTACGGGAAGGTGCACGCCAGCACCTACGACAACGAGGCGAACCTGCCGGACGACTACATCGAGTCCCTGTTCGAGACCTACCCGCCGCAGCTGGTGAAGGCGTACATCCGGGGTCTGTTCGTCAATCTGGCCAGCGGCTCGGTGTACCCGGCCTACGACAGGAAGCTCAACGGCACTCTGGCCACCATCAGCGATGACGACCGGCTGCACGTGGGTATGGACTTCAACGTCCTGAACATGACGGCCATCGCGTGCGTCATCCGCGCCGGCCAGCCCTACGCGCTGGAGGAGTTCACCGTAGTGCGCGACACGCCGGCGATGATCCAGGCGCTACGGGAGCGGTTCGGGGAGCGGCAGATTGCGGTCTACCCGGACGCCAGCGGCGAGAGCACGCACACCAACAACGCCAGCGTCTCAGATCTCGGCCTGCTGCGGGCTGCCGGGTTCATCGTCCGAGTGCCGCCCTCGAACCCTCGCATCCGCGCCCGCGTGGTCAGCGTCAACGCGATGCTCTGCAACGCCAAGGGCACCCGGCGCCTGCGCGTGAACCCCGTTGGCTGCCCGAAGCTGACCGAGGCGCTGGAGAAGCAGGCCTACGACGCGAACGGCATGCCCGACAAGACCACCGGCTTCGACCACCCGCCGGACGCCTTGGGCTACTTCATCCACTCGCGCTTCCCGGCCGTGGCCAGTGCTCGCGCTCCAACCTCCGTTGAACGGCCTCGGGTGATCACGCCTCATAGCCGCCAATGGCTCGAGTACAGCGACGCCGCAGCCGACGCAACGCAACGAAAGAGGGAAATGTTATGACCGGTCCCGGCGACCAGCTGGTGCAGGCAATCGAAGCGGATGAGATGGAGCAGGCCGAAGCCGAGCGCCGCGCCGCTGCCGCGCTGGAGGAGGAGGGGGCGGTCAAGGCCTGGCTGAAGCGCATCGAGGAGGCCCGCGAGTTCGACAAGGACGCGCGCAAGGGCTACGCGCTGGACCGTCGGTATTGCCAGGAGCAGGCGAACTCGGACGTGTTCGACGTGCGCGTGCCAATCGCCGGCACCTACGTCGGCATCCTCACGACCTTCCTATTCGCCCGCGACCCTGAAGTCAGCGTGGAGCTGGCCGAGGCTGTGTCGGTACGGATCAAGGAAGACGCCAAGGCCTTCGCCACCACGTTGGAGATCGTCGTCGGGCGGCTGTGGAAGAAGGGCAAGCTGAAGGCTGCAGCAGACCCGTTGGTCCGCTCTGGCCTCAGCGTCGCCATTGGCTGGCTGAAGGCGGCATGGCACCGCGAGACTGGCAACAATCCGGCGCTGCAGCAGGAGATCGCCGGCCTGCGGTCCAGCCTGGCCGCCATCGACCAGCTGCAGGCCGAACTGGCCGAAGGCATGGTGGGCGACGACTCGGCCCAGCGCGCAGAGCTAGAGCAGCGGCTGCAGCAGGCTGAGGACGAGGCCGAGCGCATCATCTTCAACGCCTTGTGCCTGGACTTCGTGCGGGCTGACGACATCCAGGTCGCGCCCGAATGCGCATGCCTCCAGAACTACGTCGACAGCCCGTGGATCGCTCAGCGGCTGTTCATGCCGATGGCGAAGGCCAAGGCCGCGTATCCCGAAGCTGCAGAGTTCCTTGGCTCGGCCGCAGCCTACTTCCGCGTGCCGGGCAGGACGGCAGACGGGGCGGGGTTCAGTGGCTCCGCCGGCGCCGAGCAGGCGGACGAGTACAGCAAGGTCCCAGCCGGGGCGGCTGACAGCAGCAAGGCCTGCGTGTGCGTCTGGGAGGTGTGGAACAAGGAAACGGGCCACGTCATCACCGTTGTCGAGGGCTGCCCGCGCTACTTGCGCCAGCCGTTCAAGCCCGATCAGCGCACGACGCGCTTCTACCCGTTCTTCAGCTGGGCGGTGATCTGGAACGACGGTGCGCGCCACCCGCAGTCGCTGGTCGACCGCTCCCGTTCGCTGTTGGACGAGTACAACCGGCTCCGCACGAACTACCGCGAGCACCGCCGCCGCGCCATCCCGAAGACGGGCTTCGACAGTGGATCTCTCGATCCGGTGGAAGCCAACAGGATCGCAGACGCCGCTTCCGGCGAAATGGTTGGCCTGGACCTCAAAGGGGTGTCGCCCGCGCAGGTGCTGTTCCCGATCAGCTACAACCAGGTCGACATGGCGCTGTACGACACCCAGGTGATCCGCTCGGAGCTGGAGATGATCTGGGGCGTACAGGAGGCGCTGTCTTCCAGCATCCAGGTGGCCAAGACCGCCACGGAGGCCGACATCCAGCAGCAGGGCACCGAGTCGCGAATCGGCTACGCCCGCGACAGTCTGGACGAGATGCTGTCCGACCTTGCGCGCTACACCGCTGAGCTGGCTGTCTCGCCCAACGGGCTGTCCGTCGAAGATGTGGAAACCCTGGCCGGCCGGGATGCCTTCTGGGTCAACCTGCCGGATCCCGATTTCCTCGACATGATGGCGCAGGTCGACATCCGCGCCGGGTCGTCCGGCAAGCCGGCCACGGCGCTGCGCCAACAACAGTGGTCGATCCTGCTGCCACAGCTGCAGCAGGCCGCCATCCAGATCGGCCAGATGCGCAAGTCCGCGCCGCAAGACATCGCCAACTGCCTCGAGCAGCTGACCGTTGAGACGGTCAAGCGCGCCGGCGATACCAGCATCGACCCATACAGCTTCATTCCGCAGGCGCCTGCACCGGTTGCCCCGGGCCTGCCGGGCGGAGCCGCCGTTGACCCGGCGATGTTGACCGGTGACGCCGGCGGTGAGCCACCCATCGATCCCGCAATGCTCGACCCGGCAGCAATGGCGCCGCCGGCAATCACCCCTGTTTGACCCGACACGCCGCCAGCGAGGAGACACACGTGCGTATTGACCACAACGAACCGGACACCACCACCGCCGTCGAGGACGACGGCACCGCCGCAGCTGCCGCACAGGCCGCTGCCACCGTCGCCAGCAATGACGGCGCCACCGACGCCGGGGCCATGGATGCCTTCAGCCAGGGCGTGGAAGTGGCCCGCGAGCAGGAAGTGCGGGAGGAGGGCGGTGCGCCGGCCGCTGCGGCTGATGGCCAGGCTGCTGCCGGTGCTGAAGTCGATGCTGCTGGCGGCGAGACCGTTGCCGCAGCAGCGTCTGCTGGTGGTGCTGACGGTGGCCAGGGCGGTGAGCCCGATGCCGCTGCTGCCGCCGCGGCTGCTGCGAGCCAGCCCGACGCCATCGATGCCGAGATCAAGGACCTGGGCATCAACAACGAGCGGACCCAGAAGCGCTTCCGCGAACTGAGCGAGCGCGCCGCGGAGGTGGAAGCACTCCGCCCGGACGCTGAGCGCGGCCGGCAGTGGGAGGAGACGATCAAGTCGACCGGTGCCGATCCGCAGCAGATGGGCAACGCCCTGAACTACCTAGCGGCCATCAACTCCGGCGACCCCGCTGCAATGGGGCAGGCCTACGACTTCATGCAGCAGGAGATGGCATGGCTGGCCAAGCAGCTGGGCCGGCCGGCACCGGGCTATGACCCGCTGAGCGAGCATGCCGACCTGGCCAAGCAGGTTGCCGACGGCGACATGACCCGCCCGGCCGCCGAGGAGCTGATCCGCAGTCGTCGCACCACCGCGCTGCAGCAGGATAGCCAGCAGCGGCAGCGGCAGCAGGCTGATCAGGACGCCACGGCGCAGCAGGAACACGAAGACGCATTGAAGCAGGTCGGCGCGCTCGGCCAGCAGTTGCGAGCTGCCGACCCGCTGTTCGAGTCCAAGTTCAAGACCATCCAGCCGCTGGTGGATGTGATCCAGAGGACGTTGCCGCCGCCGCAATGGGCCGGGGCCATCCAGCGGGCCTATCTGGCCGCGCCCGCACCGGTGGTCGCGCCGCCGGCACAACGCCAGCCCGCCGCTGCACCCAACAACCCCGCGCGCGCCACGGGGCTCGATCTGAGCCAAGCCCCGACGAAGGAGAATGCCTTCGACTTCGGTGTTGCCGCTGCCAAGGCTGCAGGCCGCTGATGCGCCGCCATCCCCTCGCGCTCGCCATCTGGCGGGCGCTCAACGACTGGAGCAACCAATGAACGACCAGCAGATCGAACAGGAGATCCAGGCCAAGGGCCTGACCGCGCCGCGCGTTACGCCGGCTGATGTGGAGGCGGCCATCATTGGCGAGACCTATACGGTCCTGCCGAACGGCCGCAGTACCGTCTGCCAGCTCACCTTGGACAACGGTTTCACGGTGGAAGGCATCTCGGCTGCTGTGAGCATCGAGAACTTCAATGCTGAGCTGGGCAACAAGATTGCCCGCCAGAACGCCGTGAATCAGGTGTGGCCGCTGCTGGGCTTCCGCCTGCGCGACCAGCTCGACAGGAACGAGCGCAGCAAGCCGGGCCTGCCGGCATTGAGCGAGGCCGATGCGCGCGCGGATATCGCCGGCACCCCGCGCCCCGACAATCCCGGCCTCAACACGAACGCCGCATAACCCCGTTGACTGGCATGCCGGCTGGCGCATATTGCGATCCAGCCGGCCAACGCCGGCATCGCGAGTGACGTAAGCCGGGTTCGCCGCCGGTAGCGCTGAAACGAGAGTCGCGCCCTCGGAACGCGAGAGACCACGCCCATTCGGGCTTCCTCTTTCTCTCCGAGGTGCGATATGCCTTTGACCCCTGCCCAGTTGGCCAGCGGCGCCAACTACCAGATGCAGTCCTATGCGACTGACGACCCGATCGACCAGTTCACGAGCGAGCGCCCGCTCGCCCAGTGGCTGATCTCCAAGAAGACCGATACGGTCTTCGGCAACGGCATCTTCAACGAGAAGGTGCGGTTCACCAACGACAGCAACTACCAGAACTACTCCGGCGACGACCAGGTCAACTTCAACCGGAAGGACACCGTCCGCATGGCCCCGTATCAGCACTACGAGGCGCACGACGGCTTCAGCCTCAACGAAACCGAGCTGGCCAACAACGGCATCATCCTGACCGACGACAAGTCGGCGCAGATGACCGACGCCGAGAAGATCCAGATTGTGGACAAGCTGAAGGAAGGCTGGGACACGCTGAAGGATGGCTTCCAAGAGAACTGGGACCGGGAGATCCACCTCGACGGCTCGGCCAACCCGAAGGCCGTGCCGGGTCTGGACGCGCTGGTCAGCACCACGCCGAACGTGGGCGTCATCGGCGGCATCGACGCAGCGAATGCGCCGTGGTGGCGCAACTGGGCCCAGATGGGCATCAGCACCGCAACGGCCGGCAACCTGATCAGCACGCTGGAGACGCTGTGGCGCCAGACCATCACCTACGGCAAGTTGGGCAACCCCGACTTCATCGTGGTGGGTTCGGCGATGTACGACGCCATCCAGGCTGACGCCCTGAAGGTCATGGGCCGCCAGATCAACCTGGGCCAGTCGTCCACCGGCGGCGTCACCTTGGACCCGAGCACCAAGGCGCTGGCCTTCAAGGGTGTGCAGATCGTATGGGATCCCACCTTCGACGCGCTGGACGAGGAGCTGGGTGCGATCACCTACCCGTGGAAGAAGCGCGGCTACTTCCTCAACAGCAAGGCCATGCGCCTGCGCCCCGTGAAGGGCCGCTGGATGATCCGCCGCACGCCGCCGCGTGTGTACGACCGCTACACGTACTACTTCGGCCTGACCGCGGACTACGGCCTGACCTGCCGCAAGCGCAACTCGAACGCGGTTTTCAGCATCGCCTGATCACCCACAACGTGCCGGCGGGGTACGCCTCGCCGGCCAGGAGAAAGAAATGCCGAACACCATCACCATCGCGGGGGCAGCCATCGTCGCCCTCAACAAGACGCCGCTGCTGGGCGGCGAAGGGCGCGAAGGCCTCGCTCATCTGGGCGAGAACGTCGCGGTCACCACCGGCGTGCTGCTGCAGGGCCATCCGGGCCTGGCCAGCGGTGCGACCCCGGCAGCCGGTGACGCCGGCTGGGTGACGCTGCTGAGCGCCACTGCGACGCAGGGCCCGGTTGCCGAGATCGCGGACCTGCCCAAGTTCGTGAAGCTGGGCGCAGCTGCCGCCAATCCCATCACCCTGGAGGGCGTGCAGTAATGGCCAAGATCACCCTGACGCTGGTCACGCTGCTGATCGACCGTGACGCCAGCACCAAGCTGCCGACCACCGTGCCGGAATACGAGCAGTCCATCCTCGAAGAGATCTACGGCGAGGAGCTGGTGACCGAGCTGTCCTCCGATGAGGTGCAGGTGGAGAACTTCGATGTCGGTGTCGCCTTCGCCGGCCTGGTCAAGAAGTACGGCGGCAATGCGGACTCCGACGCGGCGCGCGCCCGGTACTTCAACCGCGAGCGTGACCTGGAGAAGTTCATCGGCGACCGGCAGCCGAAGGCCGGCAAGTCCGCGCCGGCGACTGCCCCGGCCAAGACTGCAGCCGAGAAGAGGGCAGCCAAGGGCGCAACCAAGGCCGGTAAGGACGCGCCGGCGCCGGACTTCACCGAACTGCTGGCCGGTGATGTCGAGGCGATCACCAGCAAGCTGAAGGACCTGAGCGATGCGGACCTGGTTGCCATCGAAGCGGCGGAGACCGAAGGACAGGCCCGCGAGGATCTGCTGGCCGCGATCGATGACGAGAGCGAGTCCCGCAAGCAGTAACCCGACCCGCTGGCGGCGGTGACGGCGGCCGGTCGGGGGTGACTCCGGCCGGCCATTTTCATTGGAGGAGAGCGAAATGCTTGATGTCCACGTGTTGGTGATGGACTACACGCCGGCCGAGGCTGTGACGCGCTGCAAGGCGTCGATCGAGGCGGCAGCGGCGCGCGCGGGCTACCCCGTAGCGGTGCACTACCTGCCGGGCGTGGTCGGGCATCTCGGCAAGGCCCGGGCCAACGGATATGCCCTGGGGGCGTTCCCCTACGTGACGCATGTTGATGACGACGACTGGGTGCGGGCCGACGCATTCGAGGTGCTGGCCGACCAGCTGGCCGCCGGCGTCGTGGCGATCACCACCGGCGAGAACCACGTGCATGCGGCAGCGACCGTACCGGCGCCGGACTCGCGCCACCACCTGGCCGTGTTCCGCCGCGAGTTCGTGAAGGGGCTCGGCTACGACAGCTTTCGCTTCTACCCCGATCAGTACCTGCTCAGCATGTGCGAGCCGGTGCATCTGCCTGTCTGCGTCTACAACCACTGCATCGATATGGAGAGCGGCAGCCGTCGCCAGCGCCGCGCCAATGCAAGCGAGGCCCGCAGGGAGCTGGCCGCGATTCGGCGCCCCGACCTGGCGGCGCTGGAGAACGCCACCCCGGCCGAGCTGGCCGCCGCCATCGACCGTCACGTGAGGGAGCCGTAATGGCCAATCTTCTGAACAACAGCAATCTCTGGACTGCCACGGGAGCCGAGCGGGTCGACGGCACGTGGCAGTTCAACATCGATGGCGCCCATTCGGACCGCGCCAACGGCAACATCACGACCATCGATTCCCCCGGCGCCGGGAACCTCGTTGCAGGCACGGTCGCCTATGAGGTCACCGACTACGACTCCCCGCTGGATTTCCTGTACTTCGTGGTCTTCGTCAGCGGCACGCTGGGTTTCAGCCAGCTGATCTACTCGCCGGGTGACCCGCTGCCCAAGACCGGCAGCTTCGACTTCAACGTGTCGACGGATGGCGGCGCCTACGTGTCGATCGGCACCGGCAAGGAAGCGAGTAGCGACCCCGCGCACAACGTCACCGGCCAGTACATCAGCATCGGCGACTTCACCATCGCCCCGACCCCGGAACCGCCGGAGCCCGGCACCCGCTACAACTGCGAGTGCGACGACGCGCAGCCCACGGTGACGCTGGAGCAGATGCGCAACCGCCTCGCGCGCCGCCTTGGCTTCGCCGTGCAGGTGAGCATGGGGGCGCTGCCACCGGGCATGCCGGAGCTGCTGGACGACTTCATCCGAAGCGCTCACGACTTCATGTACCACCGCTACTCGGTGATGCGCCTGCGGCGGATGTTCACCTGGGACCTTGCCGCCGGCGTCCGGTTCTACGACGTCGACGGCAACGTGGACGACTGCCCCCGCGTCCTGAACCCCGACAAGCTCGAATGGGTGGGCATCTCCCAGGGCGATTCGAGCTGGCAGCCGCTGATCTGCGGCATCAACCCCGTGCTGTACGGCTCGGCCATCACCGGCATCCCGTCGCACTACGAGATCCGCCAGTGCATCGAGATCTGGCCGGCGCCCGCGGACGACAGCTGGAAGCTGCGCATCAAGGGCGACTTCGGGCCGTCCCCGGTCGAAGCCGATGGCGACGTGCTGACGGTCGACCCGGAGGCGGTGTTCCTGCAGGCGCTGGCCAACGCGAAGGCGCACTACGGCCAAGCCGACGCCGGCAACTACGCCAGCCAGGCCACTGCCTACGTCCGCAGCAAGGTCGCCGGCGCGCACCAGACCCGCAGGTACATCCCGGGCAGCTGTCCGCAGCCTCCGGCTGTGCGGCCGGTCCTGAAGGAGGATTGAGGATGCGCTCCCAAGCTCTCACTGCGGTGAAGGCCGGCATCACCCGCCTGCGCGACAAGGGTGGGGCGTCGGCCGATTCGCTGTTCGACCTGCTCAACGGCTACGTCACCGCGGCGCGCACGATCGCCTGCCGGCCAGGCTCCCGCATCCATGTGGATCTTCCGCCCGGAACCAAGGGGCTGGTGTGGTTCCAGGGCGTGTTCGTCGCGTTCTCGCATCTGGTGACCGTGTCGCCGGACCCCGCCGTCGAGATCGAGGTGATCCGGCACCCGACCATCGACGCCATGCCGATCAAGGACATCCACTTCGCGCTGCCATTCCTGGGCTACCTGTACGTGGTCGCGGAGTTCGAAGACGGTCTGGTGCGGCACTACTGGCTGGAGAAGGGCGAGGTATGGCAGCCCAACCACGTCTACGTGCCCGGCACGCTGGTCCGTCCGACCAACGGCAACGGCATGGCCTACCGGGTCGAATCCAACCGTGCCGGCCTGACGCCTTGGTCGCCGAACGTGGCCAGGGCCATGGGCGATGTCGTGGTTCCGACCGTCGACAACGGCTACAGCTACGTGGTCACCGAGCTGACCGGGGACAGCCCCCGCTCGGGCACGATCGAACCGACGTGGCCGACCAACACCGGTGAAACCGTGGTGGAGGACGTGAACGGGCAGGGTACGGTTGACCCGATCGAGGACACCACGACCAACACGACGGTGCCGCCCAGCGTCAAAGACCGCTACGGCAGCGGCTCGTCTTCCACGGAGGCCGTCTGATGGCATACCCCACTTGGCAGCCCGGCACGCTCTACCAGCCTGGCGACATTGTCGTGCCGATCACCATGCCGCCGCCCAGCTCCACGGTGGTGCAAAACGGCGGCTTCAACTCGGGCTCCGCCGGCTGGGATTACGGCGGCGACGTCGAGTACTTCAACGGCTACGGCTTCAGCGGCAATGCCTGCCTGCGCCTGGCCGGAAACCTGCCCGGCGGCACTGCGCTTAACCAGACGCAGTTGGTGGTGCCGGTGGGCAAGCAGATCACCGCCTCGTGCATGATCCAGCAGGGCGCGGCCATTGCCGGTGCAACTCGCGGCTGGGTCGAGGTCCAGTGGTTCGACGCCAGCGATACGCCGCTGGGCTCCCCGAACAAGGGCAACGTGGTCGATGACGGCCGCGGCGGGCGGTGGAACAAGTCCTCCGTCACCGCCACTTGCCCGGCGGGCGCTGCCTACTGCCGCGCGGGCATCACGCTCTGGTCCGTGGCCGATCACAACCATCCGGTGTGGGGCGACGAGCTGCAGGTGCAGGGCACCTTTGCCGGCCTGCCGGACAGCTTGGCCTACCGCGCCGTGCAGCCCGAGTCCGGGTTCTCCGCCGCCAATGAGCCGGCCTGGCCGCCGGTTCTCGGCCAGATAGTCGTCGACAACGAGGTCACCTGGGAAGCGATCAGCTCTACCCGCGTGACATGGACGGCACAGCCGCTCTACGTCAGCGGTGCGACCGAGCCTGACTGGCCGGAAGGCGCAGGCGAATACGTGCTCGACGGCTCGGTACTGTTCCGCGCGGTGTCGCGCCGGGTGGAGGACGTGAACTGCCCGAACACGAAGATCGTGGCCATCGCCTCGTCCAAGGTGTACTGCGCCGACGACGACATCGTCCGGTACAGCGCCACGGTGAACCCGTTGGACTGGAGCAGTGCGGATGATGCCGGCTACCTGCCGACGGGGCTGCAGAACTACGGCTCCAACCCCGTGGCGGCCATGGGCCTGTACCGCGCCAACCTGATCCCGTTCAACGCGGAGGCCTTCCAGCTTTGGCAGCTGGACGAGGATCCGGCCAACATGGCCTTGCTGGACGCGCTGCCGATGGGCAGCACCCAGCATCACGCCATGGCCGCGGTGTCGAACGACCTGTTCTTCCTCGCTTCCCAGGGCGTGCGTACGGTCGGCATTGCCGCCAGCAGCACCAACTTCCAGGCCGGCGACGTGGGCATGCCCATCGACCCGCTGGTGCAGGCAGCCATGGCCACCGGTGCGGTACCGCTCGGGCTGTATTTCCCGGCCGCCGGCCAGTACTGGCTGATGTTCCCGCGGGAGACGGACACGCACGTCTTTGTGTACAGCATGACGGTGATCGGGCAGGTGGGGGCCTGGTCGCGCTACGAGTTCCCGTTCGTGGTCGAGGACTGGGCCATCGCCGGCGATTCGCTGTACCTGCGCTCGGGCGACTACGTGCACCGGGTGGACGAGGCCGTGCTGGGCGACGAGGTTGTCGTGCTGCCGTCGGGCGGTGGCGTCCCAGTGCGGGAGGTCCGCCCGTTCCCGGGCCTGATCCGCTGGCCATGGCTGGATTTCGGGCAACCGGGTGTCACCAAGGCGGTGTACGGGTTCGACATCGTCGGTACTGGCGCGGTGTCGGTGTCCTTCGGCATCGACCAGAGCAACGGTGGCCTGTTCACCCAGCCGTATCGCGTGCCGGCCGACACCGTGCCGGGCATGGTCATCCCGATGCCGCTGGCCGCGCCGTCGCTGGCTGTGGAGCTGCGCTATGACGGCTCCGAGCGTTGGCAGTGGAACGCCCTGCAGCTGTACCTGCAGGACAACCGCCCGATGTCCTGATGCTCCGTTGAACCCAAAGCGGGCTGGCCGAGCATATCGGCATGAAAACAGCCCGCCTTCCCTCGAATGTGGCCCCGTGCAGCCCCGGGCACATCGTCTACCTGGTCCAGCACATGCGCGAGGACGAGCGCGCGCAGTTCGTTGCGCTCAGCGGCCTGCAGGAGTTCTCCGAAGACGCTGCCATCCGGTGGTTCATCGATGCTGCTGCACAGAGCGGCGTCTTCGCTGTGACGGTGCTGCAGGCGGACAACCTGCCCGCGGCTGCCGGCGGCTTCCACCCCGCAGGTGCCGGCGTCTGGCAGGCATGGATGGTGGGGACCACCGATGGCTGGGCGCAGCAGTGGCGCGCCCTGACGAAAGCCACGCTGTGGCTGATGGACCGGCTGTTCGAGGGCCGGGCTCATCGCTTGCAGACCACGGCCATCACCAGCAGGGAGCTGGCCATCGAGTGGTTCGAGCGCTCGCTGGGGTTCAAGCCGGAGGGCGTGTGGCGCCAGTACGGCATCCGGGGCGAGGACGTCGCCCACTTTTCCCGACTGCGAGGTGAGTGATGGGCGGCGGCGGATCCAGCAAGTCCACCAACAAGGCCACCCAGGCCGAGAACCTGCGGCAGGCCAACATCGGCCGGAACGTGGACCTGGTCAATCAGGTCTACGGCAGCCCGCAGCGGGAGGCGGACTACAACGACTTCCTCGGGGCCAGTCGCAGCTTCTACCGGCAGAACCTGGACCGGCAGAAAGCGACGGCCGACCGGAGCCTGAAGTTCGCGATGGCGCGCAATGGCCTGGCCGGCGGCTCTGCCTCGGTCGATGCCAACCGCCGGCTGGGCGAGGACTTCCAGCAGGGCGTGCTGTCGGCAGATCGCCTGGCTCAGAAGGCTGTCAACGACCTGCGCAACGCCGACGAGCAGAGCCGGCTGAACATGATCTCGCTGGCCCAGTCTGGCGGGGACATGACCACCGGCGGCATGCGCGCCGCCCAGCAGCTGCAGGCCAACCTGGCCGGGGCGCGCGCCGGCATGAACTCCGATGCCCTCGGCGACGTGTTCAGTGGCCTGTCTTCCGTCTACGAGACCAGCCGCAACAACGCGGCCGAGCGTCGCGGTAACCGCGACATCTACAACCTGCTGTACACGCCCGGCTTCGGGCAGGGGAGCCGCTGATGGGAACCGGAGCAGAGTTCATCGTGCCGGCGTTGTTGACTCTGGGCAGTGCCGGGCTCAACTACTACAACAACCGCGAGGTCGGAAAGAAGCAGGACCAGGTGCTGGCCAACCAGATCGCGCAGCAGGGCCGGCGGCAGGCCGAGGCCGATCAGGCTGTCTCCGACGCCATGCGCGAGCGCGCCCTGTCCACCAGCGAACAGGACCGCAGTGGTGCGGCGAACCAGTACCTCCAGCAGGTGCGGGCGGCGCAGTCGAACGCCACGCAGGGGCTCGGGCAGGTTGGGGCGGTCAGCAATGCATACCAGCAGTCGGCCAACAACGCAGCGCTGGGCATCGGCGATTACGCCAACTCCACCGCCAACCTGATGGCGCGCATCGATGCACCGCTGCAGCAGCGCCAGCGTGAGGCGCAGGCCACGGACCGGCTGCAATCCGACCTCGGCCTGCTCGGCCGCCGTGCCGAAGGGGACGACTACATCGCCCAGCTGAAGCTGCGCAACGTGCGCGCCAATCCCTGGCTCACCGCGGCGGCGCAACTCATGGGCGGCGCAGCCCAGGGCATGGCCGGCCGGGCAGGCGGGGGCGGCAGCGGGATGTCCGGCGCGGCCGCAGGCAGCACGCAGAACTTCGGCAACAACGCAGGCAGCTGGTTCAGCGACCCGTCTCTGTGGAGGACCTCGTAATGGCAGGCTGGGACGATCTGGGACGAGTGCTCGCCGGCGGCGTGCGAACGGATGACGCCTACAACCGCGGTGCCAGCAAGGCAGCGCAGCTGGAGGGCCTCATCGCGCAGGCGCGCATCAAGAAGTCCGAGGCTGACGCGGTAGCGAACGCACCGGGTGCGCTGGTGAAACTTGGTCTGCCAGCAGACTTGGCCGACATCCTGCGGGCGGGCTGGGATCCGACGAAGCTGTCGGGATACAGCGGCGACATGCAGGAGCAGGGCTTCCGTGGCGATGCTGCGTCCCGCGCCTTCGCTGGCGACTGGGACGGCGCGAACGCTGCATTGATGGGTGTTGCCAATGGGCCGCAGCAGCTGGCCAAGGTCGAAGGCCAGAACTTGCTCAGCAACGTCTTCCGCGAGGGTGGCGGCGGCATCTCGACCACCGAGCAGGGCAGGGCCAGCATGGCGGCGGATGCTGCGCGCGCCAGGGCTTCGGACGCCAGTGCAGCCAGCAGCTATGCCAGCGCCGACTCCACGCGGCGCCGGGCTGCCGTCGCCGAGAACCAGTTCGCCCTTCAGCGTGCAGGTCAGTGGAACCCCGATGGTGCGACCAAGCCGGCAGCCGCAACCGGTCGTCCGCTGTCCGCACCGACGATCAACAAGCTGACTTCCGATGCGGAGAAGGCGGCGCTGCTGACGAGGCTGAGCGGGTCGTTCAACGACAACTATGCCGGCAACGGCATTGGCGGCCAGATCGAGAACATTGCCGGTCGGATGGGCTGGACGGGAGGCATGACCGGGGCAACGCCCGGCCAGGCCGAGTGGTGGCAGCAGTACGATCGGAACAAGAACGTCATCCGAAACGAGTTGTTCGGCGCGGCCCTGACGCCCGGCGAGCAGGCTGAGTTCGACAAGGCCGACATCAACCCGAACATGTCGCCCAAGATCATCAGGGAGAACCTGGCCACGCAGCATCGCGTGCTACAGGCTGGCCTGCGGCGCCAGGCTCAGGTTTGGGCGGCACAGGGCTACAACCCCGACGCGCTGCGCGCCGCTACTGGTCTGGATGACTTCGCGCCAACCCCGGCTCCCTCAGCTGGCGCTGCCTTCTCCGGTGCGGCCCCATCGCCGGCGGCCGCACCGGTACAGCGCGCCACGAATCCGCGCACCGGCGAGGTGCTCGAACTCCGCAATGGCCAATGGGTGCCCGCACGATGACCACGCCTCCGCTGCCCCCAGGTTTCGTCCTCGATCCGGCCCAGCCGGCCGGTGGCGCGGCGCTGCCGCCCTTGCCTCCGGGCTTTGAACTCGACACGAGCACGTCGCCGCCGATCACCGACCTGCCGGCGGTGAACGCCCTGCCGCCGGACTTCTCGGACGTGGCGTCCTCCGTCAGCAGTACCGAGGATCAGGTGCTGGGCGACGGCTGGAAGCCGGGGTTTCTGCGCGACGTGGCCATGGGCGGACGATCGGTCATTCAGGGTGCCGGTTCGCTGCTGGGAGCCTTCGGCGGCGATGCATTCAACTACGCCGTGACCGACCCCATCAGGCGCCTGATGCACACGCCGGACTTGGCAGATGTGGTGGCCGGTCGTGACGGCTTTGTGCCGACCCAGTCCTACCGCGACACCGGTGCGTGGCTGGCCGACCAGTTGGGCCTGCCCAAGCCGCAGACCTCCACCGAGCGGGTCTACAACGACATCAACGAGGCCCTCACCGGAACCGCGCTGACGCTCGGCGCCGGCGGCCTGTTGAACGCGGGCCGGTCGGCTGCCGCGTCACCGACCGTTGCCAGCCGGGTGGGTGACTTCCTGACCGCCCAGCCGGTGCTGCAGACCGTGGCCACCGCGACCGGCTCTGGCGCTGCTGGCGCAACCCGCGAGGCCGGCGGCGGTACCGGCGCACAGCTGGCTGCGGCGCTGGTCGGTGGCTTGGCCCCGGGCGCTGCCGCTGGCGCCATCCCGCGCGCAGCCGGCGGCATTGTCCCTGCGGCTGCCAGCGCGGCAGTGCGCCGTGTAGCCCGAGGCTCCGACCCGTCGGTGATGGAGCAGACGCTGCAGACCTTCCGCGACGCAGGCGTGCAGCCCAGCGTTGGCCAGGCCACGGGCAACCGGTTCCTGCAGGCCGCCGAAACGATGCTCGGCAGCGTTCCGGGCTCGGCCGGGCGCATCGACAAGTTCGCCCAGGGGCAGGCTGCCCAGTTCGGCGATCGGATTGACGACATCGCCAGCGCCCTCGTGCCCGGCGGCCAGATCATCGACCCGGAGGCGGCGGGCCTGGCCATCCAGCGGGGGATCACCGGTCCGGGCGGCTTCAAAGAGCTGTCGCGCGCCGAGAGCAACGCGCTGTATCGCGAGCTGGATGACCTGATGCCCGGGGATGCCCGCGTGGATGTTTCCAATGCCCGCACCGCGCTGGCCGACCTCAACAGCATGATCGAAGGGGCGCCCAGCGTGTCGCGCTTCTTCGCCAATGCAAGGCTGGAGGGCATCGAGCGTGGGCTGGTCAGCGACACGCAGGGGATCGACGCCATCCTGACCCAGCCGGGCATGCGCGAGCAGGTCGACGCATACCGCGGCTTCCTGCAGCGCCAGGCCGATGCCGTAGCCGAGCGGAATGCACAGCGCAACCTGCTGGGACTGAAGAACGAGGAGCCCGTGCCGAGCGCGGCGGACATCGATGCCAACGTGCGCGCCACCCTGGGCAACATGGTTGACGACCGGTTGCCCTACGAGGCCTTGAAGAAGCTGCGCACCCTCGTCGGGCGGGAGATCGACAACTCCAGCCTGGTCAGCGACGTGCCCCGCGGCAAGTGGCGCGACCTGTACGGCGCGCTGTCGCGGGACATGGAGGCAGCGGTACAGGCCACCGGCAACCCCAAGGCGGTCCAGACCTTCGAGGCTGCCAACAAGCACCACGCCGACTACATCCAGCGGCTGGAGCGCATCGAGACGGTGCTCAATCGCAACGGCGGCGAGGACATCTACAACGCGGCCACCCGGGGCCTGAAGGAGGGCGCCACGATGCTGCGCGAGGTGATGCGCTCGCTGCCGGTGGAAGACCAGAAGATGGTCACCTCCGCTTTCATCCGCCGCATGGGCCGCGCCGTCGGCAGCCAGCAGGACGACGAGGCCAGCCTGTTCTCGATGAATACCTTCCTGACCAACTACGCCAACCTGAGCCCCCAGGCCAAGCAGGTGCTGTTCAAGAGCTACGGCTCCGAGTTCGCCGAGAACATGGAGACCATCGCCAAGGCCACGTCCAAGATCCGGGAGGGCTCCCAGGTGTTCGCGAACCCGTCGGGTACCGCTCGGCAGGGGGCGCTTATCGGTCAGGTGGCCGGCACGCTGTCGTCGGCCGGCGCGGCGGCGGCGACCGGGAACGCCGGGATGGCCATGGTCGCTCTGCTGGGATCAGTCGGCACGGCGCTAACTGCGAACGGAGCGGCTCGCCTCCTCACCAAGCCCAACTATGTGAACTGGCTTGCCAGGACGAGCCAGAAGCCCACCGCGGAGCTGGTGAGCCAGCTCCATGTACTGCGCCGGTTGGCGGATCGAACCGACGATCAAGAAGTCCGGGAACTAGCGGACCAGGCCGAGGCGGCGCTCAGCGAAAGAGACCAATCGCCCAGCCAATAAAGAGCAGGATGCAGCCCAGTGAGAGGGCGCCGATAACCATGACACCCATGGCGGGCCAGAGGGGGCTGGAGCTGTTCTTGGCCAGCTCCTCATCCCGCTTCTCCCGCTGGATCTCGTCCCAGGACTTCGGGGTGCCGTATTTGGTCTTGGTCCAGTCGTTCATGGGAATGAGGCAGGCGGGTCAGATGGCCGGATCGTAGCACCGGTTGGGATGGGGTGCCTCTGGGGCCCGGGGCGGGCGCCTGCTGCCTACGTTGGATTGCGGTAGATTCAGCTGGCAGGAAACGACCTGCTCAACTTGGAATGGGGGGATTTATGACAGGACGCTTGTTGTTCGCCCTCGTGCTGGCGATCGCTGGCACCGCTTCCGCTACTCCGCTGCAACCACATAAGCGTGCTGAATTCGTCGTCGAAATGTCCGAGTCGTGTATTGATGCGCAGACGAGGAATCCAGCCAACCGAGATATCTCCGCAGGGGTAATCAGGGATTTTTGCAACTGCGCTGCCAACGAAGCCGCGAACACGTTGACGCAGGAGGCTGCTGACTACATGGATCGCACTGGCGATCCGAAGCCGGCTACCAATGCCTCTCTCAGAGCAGCGGAAGTATGTGCTGCCAAGATCTTTGGCTAGCCTGCATTTGAGTTGATGGTGTTGGTCTTGACCCCGCTTTCGCGGGGTTTCTTCTTTTCTATTCAGGTTCCGCCTAGAATCCCGCCAACACAGGAGGGGATCATGTCGGACGAAGCTCAGAACACGCTGGATGCGGTCAAGGAAGAGGTCAAAAACGCTGTTTCGACTCGATTCAATAGCCCCTTTCTTGGGGCTTTCATTGTTAGCTGGCTCGCATGGAACCATCGGCTAATCTTTGTTCTGTTTTCGGGAATGACAGTTGATGAAAGGTTTCACTACATCGACGAGCGCCTATACCCTACCGCCGCAGTCTTCGCATGGATGCACATTGTCGGACCGATTCTTTCCGCACTCGCTTACATCCTGCTGTTGCCGTGGCCAACGGAATGGGTCCACAAGTGGAACCTTACGAGAAAGCTTAGGCTGAAATACGCTGAGCTCAGTTCCGAAGGAAATCGTCTTCTGACCCAGGAGGAAAGCGACGAGTATCGAGCGGAGGTTACTGAGCTAAAAAGAAAATTGAACGAGAAGCGAATCGAGCTTCTTGAACAAAGAAGAAAGGTGTCAGCCATGGCTATCCTTACCCAAGAAGGGGTAACGGCGGAGCTCAGTGACCAACAACATCGAGCCTACTTGGCGTCACAAGCTTTTATAGTTGAAGTTGGCCAAATCAATCATGATTCCTCACCTTGGTACTTTAGGGATGGTGATGAGGTATCCATCCAAAAGATGAGAATGAATCTCCGCTGGCACTTTTCAAAGGGCCAACTGCACTTCTTTGATGCCGATGAGGAAAAGGGGAATCTTGGCTTCCTTACATTCAATCCGGCTATCAAGAAGTATGAAGGAAGACTGGTCGGGCTTGGTGATGTGCGCCTAAGGGGCGCCCACTATTCCTCCGACTTCAACATTTGAGCCCGTTGAACCCCCTCCCTGCCGGCTCAGCATGTCCCAAACCAACCGGGACAGGGCATGAACGAGCAGACCGAAATCACCATGGCCGGCGTGGCCAAGGGGATCACCTACACCAGCGGCGCCGGGGCATTCCTCGGCGGCGTGTCGGCCAACGACATTGCCTCCTGGCTGGGCATCATCGGCCTGATCGCCGGCCTGGCCATGCAGTGGTACTTCAACCGCCGCAAGGACAAGCGCGAGACGGCCGAGCATGAAGCGCGGATGGCTGACTACCGGAGCCGCCAGCGCGGCTCGGTATCCAAGCCCTTACTGGGCGTGGTCGCGGCCCTGTCGGCCGCCGTGGCAGTCATGGTCAGCCCGCTCGTGGCCAAGTGGGAGGGCGTGCGGTACGAGCCCTACCGCGACGCCGTCGGTGTTCTGACCGTCTGCTACGGCCACACCGGCTCGGACATCGTGCTGGGCAAGCGCTACAGCAAGGCCGAATGCGACCAGTTGCTGCAGGCGGACCTGGCCATCGCCAACGAGGCGGTGAACCGCTGCCTGCCGATGCCAAAGCTGACCCACGTGGAGTCGGCGCTCACCTCTGCGGCATTCAATCTCGGCCCGAAGGTCGTCTGCGGGTCGACCCTGCAGCGCTTGGCTTTGGCCAACGACTGGCCGGGGGCGTGTGCCGAGCTGTCGAAGTGGAAGAACGCCGGCGGCCGGGAGCTGCGTGGCCTGGTCCTGCGCCGGGCCGACGAGCGGGCCATGTGCGAGGGCCGGCAGTGAACCGGGCGCTGATCGCCATCGCAACTTTCGCCCTGTGGTCGGCCGGCATGTTCGCCGCCGGCTGGGCGTGGCGCGGCGACCGTGCGGAAGGCGCCGAGGCACGGCAGCAGGCCGATACCAGTGCCGCCGCAGCGAAGCAGATCACCCAGGTGCGCGCCACCGAGCACCAGCAGGCCGACACCTTGGCCACCATCGGAGGGAAGCATGAAGAAGACCGCGCCGCGGCCGAGGCCGTCCCTGCTGCTGTTGTCGCTGACCTTGACGCTGATCGCCTCCGGTTGCGCCGGGAATGGGCGGGCTGTGAAACCCAGCGTCTGTCCGACGCTGCCGCCGGCGCCATCGAACGTGATGCGCTCGCCGCGAGCCGAGCCGAGCTTGCGGGCGCTGTTGTTCGAGTCGGACGTGAAGCCGACGACCAGCTCCGCGCCTGCCAAGCCGTGATTGCGGCGGACAGGAAACGCTGATGGCCGGCCAGAAGGTCAAGCTGAAGGACCAGCTCGGGCGCGTTGTGCGCGTGGGGAGCGATGCCACCGGCGCGACTGTCGGAAAGGACCTGCGCTGGCCCGACGGGGCGGTGGTCAAGCCATCCGACATCCGCAACCCGTCGACCGACACTGGTTCGACCGGCAGCCTGGCCCCGACGGTCTGGAAGCTGATCCGCGAGATCCCGGCCAACATCCAGAAGCTGGCGAAGCTCGCCGACATCGGATTCACCACCCGCGGCGGTGACGGCGAGTGGTACCAGCGCTTGATCGCGCAAGGGGAGGGCATCGCGGTCACGAACGGCGACGGCGTTGCCGGCGATCCCACCGTCGCCCTTGCTGAGCTGGACAACGTCGGCGGCGGGGCGCTGCAGAAGACGGCGCGCGACGGCTACGGACGCCTGGCTGGCACGAGCGACGCAACGACGGATGACCTGACAGAAGGCTCGACCAATCTCTACCACACGGAAGCCCGTGCGGCTGCGGCAGCGCCGGTCCAGTCGGTCAATACCAAAACGGGGGCCGTTGTCCTTGGACCGTCCGACGTCGGGGCACAGCCGGCGTCCGCGAACCTGACGGCATGGGCGGCGATAGCGCCTGCAGCCAAGGCCGACGATTCGTCGGTCGTCCATAAAGCAGGCACCGAAACAATCACTGGGGCGAAGACCTTCTCGGTAGACCAGTACCTTTCTGGTGTTGGCACTGCCCTCCGAACTGACGCCAACACGGGTTCGTATCTGACGCTGCGGGACGGCGTTGTGGGTGTGACGCTTTCCAGCAACGGCGGCATGCGCTTTCTGGTTGCTGGTGGAACCGAGGCATTCCGATTTCAGTCTGGAGCTGCGGTCTTCAGCTTTGCGGGGGTTCCGGTTACCGACAATGGCGTCCCCTGGGGCGACCCTGCTGTTCGATGGTCAGAACTGCGGGCGGCCAATGGAACCATCAACACATCCGACGCACGCGAGAAGACCCCGGTCCGTCCACTAACCCCTGCTGAGCTGGCTGCCGCTGTCGAGCTTGGGTGCGAGATCGGGGGTTACCAGTGGCTGGCGATGATCGAGGTGAAGGGCGCGGCAGCCCGCCAGCACATCGGCATGACGGTCCAGCGGGCCATCGAGATCATGCAGAGTCATGGCCTGGACCCGTGCGCCTACGGGTTCATCTGCTACGACGAATGGCCGGAACTGCCCGAGATTCGGCACGAGTGGCCCGCGCAGCCGCAGGTCGTTGACGACTTTGGCAACTTGGTGCGCGAAGCGGTTGATGCCGGGTTCGAGATCGTGCAGCAGCACCGCCCGGCCGGAGACCGCTATTCGTTCCGGATGGACGAGCTGCTGGCCTTCATCGCCAGAGGGCTTGCGCATCGGCTGGACACGGTGGAGCAGCGACTTCGTGACGCCGGCCTGTAGCCTCAGACCTTTCCGTGCAGCGACGCCTCGGGCTGGACGCCCATGTGCACCAGCCACGCCGCGATCATTTCGATGATCGCGCTGTCGTCCTCGGGGTAGCTGTCAATCAGGCGGTCCTCGACCGCATCGCAGATGTCCCAGAACGCCGGCGTGTCGCCATGCTCCTGGAAGGCGTGGGCCAGCTCTCCGTAGGCCAGCTCGTAGTCACCACGGCGGTTACTCATGGGCGGCTCCGGTTTCGACCATGCCGGCGTCCCGGATGATGGCCTCTACGCGGTCGTGGAAGTAGGCAAGGTCGGCCGCGGCGACCTCCTGCTCCAGTACCTCGGCCTCGCCGGCCAGCTCCTCGGCCTGGTCACCAGGTGGACTGGACTTTGCGATAACGGCCGCGCGGGCCGTCAGGCCCTCCAGGGCGGCATCGAGTTCGGGACGGGAAAGCTTCGTGACCATGCACAGATCCTTGCCGGGGCGGCGTTATGCTCCGGTCAACCGGAGGTGACAGATGTGCTACTCAGCCCAGATCGAAGCCGACTACAAGCAGTTCGTCCGCAACTTTGGGGCGATCATCGACCTGACTGCGTTCGCCGAACTCTGGCTCCGCGACCGGGGCAAAGAGAAGCGGCCCAAGACCCCGCGAGCCCTCGACCTGTCGTTCCTGCGCCCCGGTGACTCCAGCGTGGCCGCCATCGCCGCCGAGATTCGGGAATGGGACAACGAGGAAGTCGCACAGCTTGAGACGGAGCTGGGTAAGCAGGGCGAGCGCCTAGCGGCGGCCGAACAGAAGCTGGCCACCAAGCCCACCAAGACCGCGGCGAACGAACAGCGGGTCGCGGGCAACAAGATCGAGCAGATCAAGCGCAGGATCACCGACTTGAAACGGGCGAACCTGGAGGCCAAGGATTCCCGCATGTTCCCCGGCTACTACTGTCCAGTGCTGGTCAGCGAGGGCGGCCGGGCGGTGGTGAAGCCGATGCGCTATCAGTGTCGGCCTGCTGGCAAGCCCGCTTTCTACGACACCAAGTACCCCGGTACATACAACGCCCGCAGGGACAACCTGGAGGGGTTCTGGAAAGGACAGTTCGGGCACACGCACGGGTTGATCGTGGCCAGCAGGTTCTACGAGCACGTCGAGGTGGACGGCGAGAACCAGATCCTGGAGTTCGTGCCGCGCACCGGTGAGCCGATGCTCATTGCTTGCCTGTGGTCACACTGGACCGACCCAACGGGGAAGGAGCCGGACCTGCTCAGCTTCGCCGCGGTGACCGACGACCCGGAGCCGGAAGTTGCTGCTGCAGGGCACGATCGGACGATCATCAACATCAAGCCCGAGCACGTGCAGGCCTGGCTCAACCCTGACCCCGGCAATCTCCAAGCGCTCTACGACATCTTTGACGACAAGCGGCACCCGTTCTACGAGCACAAGATCGCGGCCTGACGCCGCCCTGCGGCTTCCGCCGACTGAGTCGGAGCCCGGCGGATGAGATCCTGTCCAGGCAGGGCACTCCCCTGTGGTTGACCAGCTCGCGCCATGGACGGTGCTGCCGCCGGCTTCTTGTCGGCGGCCCTACCACTTCATGCTGCGACCGATGGCTGCCGACCAGTCACGGGCGGCGGCGGTCCGGGCTGCATGGGCCCGCTTCTGGACCCGGCGCTGCCCGGGCAGGGTGTCCTGCGCGGCTACCCAGCGCTCGATGTAGCGTTTGGCGGTGGCCAGGCTGCCCCGGTGGGTCGCGTTGATGGTCCGGCCGCCCCACATCAGGCAGATGGTGATCGGTGACCGGCGCTCGGCGGGGTTGATCACGGCCACGACCCGATAGTTGAACATCAGGATTGGGGCTTCTGGCGTGCCTGCCCAGTGGCAGGCGGCGGGGAGGGCGGGTCTGGCCATGGCCGGGATGATCCGGCCGGGCTGGCTCAGGGGGTGAGACGGACGTGGCTACATTCGGTGCCGCAAATTATTCCGGGTTCGATTCATCACCGCTCTGGGCGAGGCCGAGATACGCCTGCCAATCCTCCATCAACACCCGCCGACGATCGAGCAAGGCGCCGCGGCGGTAGGCGGCCTCGGCCTTGTTCCGAATCGCGTGGGCCAGTGCCATCTCCACCACTTCATTGGGCGTCTCGGTTTCCTCGGCTGCCCAGTCGCGGAAGCTGGACCGGAAGCCGTGGACGGTGAAGGGTAGGCCCAGCCCCTTGGGCGCCGGCTTCTGGACCAGGAACAGCATGGCGTTCTCGGACAGCTTGAACGGCGGCTCTTTCCGGCTGAGGGGTTCGAGGATGGCCATGGCCGCGGCGGTCAGCGGCACCGAGTGCTCCCGACCTCCCTTCATGCGGCCGGCCGGGATGGTCCAGACCCGGGCCTCCAGGTCGAACTCTGACCAATCGGCACCAACCACCTCATCAGTGCGAGCAGCTGTGAGGATGGTGAAGCGCAACGCGCGGCGGGATCGGGCGTCTCGTTCCGCCAGGGTGGCCATAAAGGCCGGCACGTCCGCGTAAGGCATGGCGGCATGGTGCTTCTCTTTGCGCACCTTCGATGGCTTCGGCAGGAGGTGGTCGAGGTGGCCGCGCCACCTGGCTGGATTCTCGCCATCCCGCATCCCATGGACCCGCGCCCAGTCCAGCACTCGCTCGATCCGGCCGCGGACCCGGCCGGCCGTCACGGTCTTCTTTTCCCAGATCGGGCGCAGGCATGTCATCACCATCGCCGTGTCGATCTCGGCGACCGGGACCGAGCGGGCGGGGCCGTAGTCCTTCAGCGACTGCGTCCACTGGGCGGCCTGGGCCTCGTTCTTCCAACCCGCCTTGTGGGATTCGATATAGGCGTCCGCAGCATCGCCAAAGGTCGCGCCTGCAGCTCGGGAGGCGCGACGGGCGGAGATCGGGTCTTCCCCGGCGACCAGCAAGCGGCGCTGTGCCACGGCGGCCTGCCGCGCTTCAGCGAGGCTGACGAGGGAGGTGGAACCCAGTCCCAT